ATGCTCCAGACAAGTTACACGATAAAGAAGAATTACCTTTAGATGAGTTTATCAAAGGACACTTTGATTACACTTCTAATCAATTCCCTAAAGGTGAAACTGCGGTCATGACAGCAGTTGAAAAGAAGTATGGTGACGAAGCAATAAAAGATGCTATGAACATCATGAAGGAATTGGTTACAAATCAAGATGAAGAGATGGCAAGAATTAAGACTTTAGCGGGTTTGGCTCACTAAGTCACTTTTTTGACAAAGTTTCACTTGACTTTATAAGTAAGTTTGTGTATTATAGTAAATGTACTGCACAATCTAGGCAATACAATAACAGCCAAAGGCAAATAACATAGGAGGCTTTAATTATGGCAACATTAGCAGAAATTCGTGCTAAACTAAAAGAACAAGAATCACGCACAGGTGGTTCTAATCAATCAACAAGCGGCGACAACGCCATTTACCCATTTTGGAACTTAAAGGAAGGCGAGCAGTCAACTGTACGTTTCTTACCTGATGGTGACGAAAATAACACTTTCTTTTGGAAAGAGCGTTTGATGATCAAACTACCTTTCGCAGGTGTTAAGGGTGAAACAGACTCACGTCCAGTTCAAGTACAAGTACCATGTATGGAAATGTATGGTGAATCTTGTCCAATCCTAAGCGAAGTTCGCGGATGGTTTAAAGATCCAACTCTAGAAGATATGGGTCGTAAGTATTGGAAAAAGCGTTCATACGTATTCCAAGGTTTTGTAACTGAGAACGGTCTTAATGAAGACAAAACTCCAGAAAATCCAATCAGACGTTTTATTATTGGTCCACAAATTTTCCAAATCATTAAGGGTGCATTAATGGATCCTGAAATGGAAGAACTACCAACTGATTATACAGCAGGAGTAGACTTTAGACTTATTAAAACTTCTAAAGGCGGCTATGCTGATTACTCAACATCACAATGGTCACGTAGAGAGCGTCCATTAACTGATGCAGAGATGCAAGCAGTTAACACAAATGGATTGTTTAACATGAGCGACTTTTTACCTAAGAAACCAGGTGAAGTAGAAGTTAAAGTAATGCAAGAAATGTTCCAAGCATCAGTTGACGGTGAAGCATATGATCCGGAACGTTGGGGACAGTACTTCCGTCCAGCAGGGATGGCGGCACGTACAGGTGATCCGAATACTCAATCATCTGCTCCGACTACACCAGTATCAACAGCACCAGAGGCTACAACTACACCAGTAGTAGAAGCACCTGCGGCGCCAGCACCAGAAGTAGCACCGGTGTCGGCACCAGCAAGCGATAATGGTAAAGCCGAAGATATCTTGGCAATGATCCGTTCACGTCAAGCACAGTAATAATAATTAAAGGGTGGCTTCGGTCACCCTTTTTATGCTAAAGGAGAAACCATGGCTAGTAAAGCATTTGACGTTTCTAAGTTTCGTAAAAACTTAACTAAATCTATTTCAGGCATGAGTGCAGGATTTAACGATCCTACTGATTGGATTAGTACAGGTAACTATGCACTCAACTTCCTTATCTCAGGAGACTTTAACAAAGGTGTTCCACTAGGTAAGGTAACTGTTTTTGCAGGAGAATCTGGTGCAGGTAAATCATATATCTGTGCAGGTAACATTGTAAAGGCGGCACAAGATCAAGGCATCTTTGTAGTTCTAATTGACTCAGAGAACGCACTTGATGAAACATGGCTACAGGCTCTTGAAGTTGACACAAGTGAAGAAAAACTTCTTAAACTTAATATGTCAATGATTGATGATGTAGCAAAAACAATTTCAACATTTATGGCAGACTATAAAGAAATGCCGGATGAAGAACGTCCTAAAGTATTATTTGTTATTGATAGTTTAGGTATGTTGCTAACACCTACTGATGTTGATCAGTTTAACAAGGGTGATATGAAAGGTGATATGGGTCGTAAGCCTAAGGCATTGACTTCACTTGTTCGTAACACAGTTAATATGATTGGCTCACACAATGTTGGCTTGGTATGTACTAACCATACATACGCATCGCAAGATATGTTCGATCCAGATGATAAGATTTCAGGTGGACAAGGATTTATCTATGCATCTTCAATTGTTGTAGCAATGAAAAAACTAAAACTAAAAGAAGATGAAGATGGTAATAAAATTAGCGAAGTGCGTGGAATTAGAGCAGGTTGTAAAGTAATGAAAACACGTTACGCAAAACCGTTCGAAGGCGTACAAGTTAAAATTCCATACGAAACTGGTATGAATCCTTACAGTGGACTTGTTGATCTTTTTGAGAAAAAAGGTATGCTTGTTAAAGATGGTAACAGACTTAAATATGTTACTACTACAGGCGAAGAAGTTAAAGAATATCGTAAAGTTTGGGAAGCCGGCGGCACTTTATTAGATCAAGTCATGAATGACTTTAGTAACCGTGAGGAAGAACTAATTACAGATGAAGAGGTTCAAATCGAACCTGATGAAACTGTAGTACAGGAACCAGTAACTGAGGAGTAATTTGTTTTATGGATAGTTCACAAGTTGTAGATATATGGAATCTTTTTAAAGAGCATACAGATAAGAAACATCTCGAAACACTTGCTGAAAGGTTTGTTGATCTTTTAGCAGATTATGGTGTTGGTGATGATGCGCTTAAAGATGCCATTGGTAACTGCGATTTCCTTGATTCAGCAATTAACTATTATCTTGATATAGATGAAGAACTAGTTTCAGACGATGATGATTGGGATTAATAATGTGGTATAGCAAAATATCAAAAGATATTAGCCATATTCCAGATGCTATATCATACTTCGAAGCAGAACTTATTGAAGCAAAAAAAGAAATCCGAATTTATGGAAATCTAGAGAAGGCCGCGGCAGAAATGCCCGGCCTTGTCGAGCATCGTTTTAATCAATTACAAGAACTTGAAGCAATACTTGAGTATCTTAATATCGAACTTCGTAGACTTCGTAGTAGTTTTTTTAAAAAATATCTTGAAAACTATCAACGTGCATTAAGCAGTCGTGACGTTGAAAAATACGTTGACGGTGAGGCAGACGTTGTTGACTACGAAAAGATTATCAACGAGTTTGCTCTTATGCGTAATAAATGGTTAGGAATCTCGAAAGGACTTGATCAGAAGCAATGGCAGATTACAAACATTACTAAGTTACGTGTAGCGGGCATGGAAGATGCATCAATTTAACAATGAACTAGATACCCTTATGTCCAAAGTTAAAAAAGGACAAATGGAAAGATCCGAATATGCTTACATTGCCGAAAGACTTGGAAATAAAAATTTATTAATATTTGGTACTGG